CATCCGGGTAATTCTCTCAAATGTCTGAATGTTGGAAGCCATCGAAAAACATCATCATCGATTTCCACCAATTCCCAACATGACATTGGATGATGCATCAGCCAAAACGGATGATTCGGTTTTTCCGGAATGGCGGTTTGTTTTTTGGCTTGGAAGCCCGTCCATGGTTGGTTTTGCATGTTTCCTCCTTGCAAAAATAAAAAAAAATCGGAAAGGTACCCCAAACCAAAAAGATGGTTTGGGGAAAAAGGAGGAAATTCCCCCAAACCGATCCGATTTCAATGATTAAAAAATCAGATTATGCATCCGTTGAAATAAGGACACCGCGCGCATCTTCAACGATACCAGCACCACAATAAGCCGTTCCGATGATTTCGGTTAGACCTTTGGACGCGTCACGTTGATATTCTACAACGATTGGTGTTCCAGCTGGACGAACTTCGCCACCGGCTCCAACCATTGGCGCGGGTGTTCCGATTGCATAGGCAATTGCGCCGGCGCTGAACATAGCACCTTGTTTATTTCCAGCGGATTCCGCAACGTATGAAGATTTGTGGATTTGAACACCAAGGAAATCACCAACATATCCCTGTCCCATCATCTTCAACATATCATGAGATGCTGAATTGAATGCGATAGCGTTAGCCGCTTCATTTCTTATTGATGCTTGCAAATCAGCAATTTGACGGGGATGTAATACCGCGAAAATTTGAGATGGATTATTGGCCAATTCCAAAGCAAAAACACCATCCAAAAAATCATCGATAGACATATCAACACCGGATGTTCCAACACTGGTCGAAAAACTTCCAAATGTAGCCGCTACGATTTCCATAAATCTAGCTTCGAACGCGCCAACCATTGATTCAGCTAAACGAAACGGTGAAATATCCGATCCAAGTCCGGACAAATTCGCCAAGTCGGTCATATCATATCGAAGCGCTTGACGTGCTACGGTTATGGTGGCGGTGTCCATTTCGAGTTGTGAAGCGGTTACATCGGCGCCATCACTAGCGGATGCCATTGCATCATAACCATCCAAACCAGCGAAACGAAGTGTGATGGAATCCGAACCAATGTTGGCAACATCACCAGCGTATAGCAAAGCGCCGGATTGACGAATGGAAGCGTTATCGGATAAAAGTGCGCGAACTTCGGCTTCAATCATCGCCGCCAAGCGCAAACCACCGGTTTCAAGACCGGAAAAATCTAAATTTTGTAGAGCCATTATAGACCTCATAATTGTTAAAAGTGAAAAATATAAATATAATTTTGTGGATTTCACTGTTAACCGGTGTGACCGTTTCCACCCATATATATAATATTATGATATATTATCACAATATGATATGATTATATACTAAATTCTAACCATTATCAAACAAAAGGATTATGTTATGGCTACCGATCTATCATCTTCAAATTCATTTCCATTCATCTATGTTGTTTCAGTTGGAACCACTTGGAGCGAAATTGTTCTTCCATTGGGCGCGAAACGTGTAACCATTGGCGCTTCATCCGCGTTGTATGTTGGCCAAAATGGCGCTTCGGATTCCGGTGTGGTTGGTACACATAAAGCATTCGTAACATCCAACAATTATTTGGAACTAGAATTGAAAAACGATACACAACGCGCATCATCGATTTTTGTGGCCGCTCAAACTGGAACCGCGTCCGTTTCAATCATATTAGAATAATATAGCATTTTATAACATCGCTATAAGGAGGAACCATGGCGCGGTTATTATACAGTGATGGGATTTCGGAATTACTACAATTTGACATTACAGATCAAATTGATGGAATTACTCAATCTTTTAACACTTCATCATCTATGAATCAAGATTCTTTACGTGTATACTATAATGGCATTCGACAATCACCGGATGACATTTCGTTCAATTCGTCGACGTCTTTTTCACTATCATTCGTTCCACAAATCGGTGATTATCTATTTATTGATTATGTGGTCGGATAACATCAAAATAGGAGCTAAATATGGCTGTTCAAATTACCGGCGCCCAAATCAAAAATGGTGCCGTTTCTACATCACAATTATCCGATGGATCCGTAACATCGGCAAAAATTCAAGATTCACAAATTACATCCGCGAAATTGGCGGATTCCAGTGTTGTTTCATCAAAAATTGGAACCGGAGCATTGGACACCACCGCGTTTTTTGCGAATAGTGTTATCAGCGCCGCAAAAATCGACTTAACCGGAACATTTGATTATTCATCCGGAACATTACGCGCCGGAACACCTTCCGCGGCTTCCGATGTTGCTACAAAAAACTATGTTGATAGTGCAGTATCATCCGATATTTATTGGAAGGAACCCGTTCGTGTTGCTTCAACCGCAAATGTAGACCTTGCAAGCGCTCCGGCTTCAATCGATGGTGTAACACTATCAAATGATGATCGTGTACTTGTCAAAGACCAATCAACCGCATCACAAAATGGACTTTATGTTTTTGCTGGAAGTGGATCGGCGATGTCAAGAACATCCGATTGTGATTCAGCGGCTGAATTGAATGGCGCGGCGGTATTCGTTAAGGAAGGTTCCACCAATGCCGATCAAGGTTTTGTCCAAACCGCTGAAGTTGTTACACTTGGATCCGATTCGGTTTCATGGGTACAGTTTACCGGACTCGGACAAATCACCGCCGGCGATGGACTTGATAAGTCTGGCAATACACTTTCAGTTGATACCGGCGCTGGATTACAAATTGTTGGTGGTGCGGTTGCAGTTGAAACCGGTTCGGCTTTGTTCATCGATACAAACGCGGTGGCGGTATCTGTTGATAATAGTACAATCGAAGTCAATGGAAGTAACGCGCTTCAATTGAAGGATGGTGGAATAACAACCGCGAAAATCGGGACGAATCAAGTAACAGGGAACGAAATCGCCGCGTCTACTGTTGGAACGGCTAACTTGGCTGATTCATCAGTTACATCGGCGAAATTGGGCGCTTCCAGTGTTTCAGCGGTGAAAATCGCTTCAAATGCCGTAACAACCGACAAAATAAACGCGAATGCGGTTACGGAATCCAAAATAGCTACATCGGTGGCCGGTGATGGTTTGAGTGGTGGAAATGGAAGCGCGTTGGCGGTTAATGTTGATGATGCAACCATCGAAATCAATTTGGATACACTACGATTGAAGGATCTTGGGATTGGAAGTGGAAAATTACAAGATTCAGCAGTTACCACCGCGAAATTGGCGGATGATAGTGTAACAAAAGCAAAAATCAACGCGGATGTGGCCGGAAATGGTTTGGTTCAAAATGTTGATGGTTCTTTGGAAATTTCAGCCACCAACGGTTTGATTATCAATTCTGACCAAATCGGAATCAATGAAGGCGCTGGATTGGAAGTTGATGGAAGTAACGCGTTAAATGTTTTGGTTGATGATGCTTCAATCGAAATCGATGGTGTTAGTGGAAATGTCCAAGTAAAAGCGCTTGGAATTAGTAACACACACCTTCAATCAAATTCTGTTCAAACCGCAAAAATCCAAGATGACGCGGTGACATTTGCGAAGGTTGGTTGGAGAATGTACCAAGAACTTTCAACAATTTCCGGTTCATCAACATCCACCATCGATTTGGCGCGCGCACTTGATGCCAACGCGGTGAACGGTGTTATGGTATACAAAAACGGTTTGGCTTTGTTAAATCAAACCGCTTTATCTGGTTCACCTTCGAATAGTGACGAATTCAGTGTATCAGCGGATGGCGGTGTTGGTTCTGTTGCACGAATCACATTTGGCGCGGCTTTGGCTGATTCCGATAATGTTTTGGTTTGGTACTTGACATAATAAGTCAATTCTATTTTCCAAAATAGTCAAAAATAAAGCCATCCAAATATCGGATGGCTTTTTTCATTTGTTGAACATTATTTTTTTTCAAGATGCGTTCTACATCTTATTCATCAATAGCCGGTCCCATTGTATCTTCTTCTAATTGTTTATCAATTTCTTTCCAGTGTCGTAACAATTCACCATAAACATCATCTTTTGTTAATCCGATGTTTCTGGCAAAAACAACCGCGATAAAAATTCCCATCATATAAATATTGGATTGTGGTTCACCTTGTTGATCAAGATCATACGCGTACCATAATAATTTTCTTATGTTTGATTCAATCATGACTACCTCTTTTTTGTGGATGATTTTCGTTTTTTGCTAGTCATTGATAGCGCGATGGCTATAGCTTGTTTTCGCGGTTTTCCTTCGCTTTGGATTTTTTTGATTTTTTTTCCAATTTTCGATTGATTATATTTTGGCATGATTCACCCTTTACGTTTCGGACCGCTTCCAAGATTATAGCATGATGTTCTACATTCCAGAATTTGGAAATGTCCAAACAAAGATTGTATAGTGATTTCGGACGCGGTGTGCAATTTGTGTATTTCCATCGACACAATGTTCCATGTGAATATCCAATCGATTGGAAGTGATTCCAATGTCCATCAATATATATTTCAAAAAAATCTTTCATCCATTCACAATTTCATCCAAGGCTTCCAAGATCAAATCTTCGTGGTTCAATTTTTGATGTTTGGCGATTGCTTCACACCAACAAATGATTTCAAATGTCGATGGTTTGTTTCGTCCGGTTTTCCAACACCAAACCGTATTCCGAACCAATCCGGATTTTCGACAATAATAATTCATCATTCGTTTGGATACATATTTTTCAAAAAATCGTTTCATCAAAACTTCGTGGTTGGTTTGGTTCCAGATTGCTGAAACCATGCGTTTCGGATGGCTTCACGATTTGCTTTATAAAAACCCGGATCGTTCAAACCTCTGGATAAGATATCTTTGTTCGTTTCTGTATTGTTTGATTGGACGGTTTTTTGATTGGTTTTTGGTGGTTCTTTTGGTTGTGGTATGTCTTTGGTTGTTTCAACATTTTGAACCACGTTATTTTCCATTTTTGGCGGTTCGGATGTTTGGAAATGTGAACGAAGGAATGATGGCGCGTTTTCTGGATTTTCCTTCAATCCCTTCATCCAATCACCAAACGATTCTTTTGTGTCTGTTCTTTGATATTGCCATTCTAACGCGTCGCGAACGTCTGGATCTTGTATTCCCAATTCAGCAATCGCCGCATGTCGTTCGTATTTCGTATTCGCGTTTGATAATTCTTCTTTTAATCCATAGATTTGTTCGGTTAGATTGTCCACAGTTTTCAATTTTTCATTGGCTTCCACCAATCGTTGGTTCATTTCCTCAATTTGTGTTTCGGCTTCACGCGTTCGTTTTGCATACTTCGATATCTTGTCTTGTATCAATCCATCGATGTGTTCTTTTGCGATGTATTCCACACCATCTATTATTTTGGTTTCCATGTTTCCTCCTTGGAAAGGTTAAATTAAAAATAAGGCTTTTTGGCGTTGTATCTCACGAATTTTTTCGGCGGCTTCATCTTCGGATAAATCGGGATATAATTCCATCATTGCATCGATTGGAGCTATAAGATTGGAAGCCAATTTTTCTTTGATATCATTTCGTTGTTCTCTCTTTTCCTCTAATGATAATCCGATTCGCGCGTATCTGATTTTGTATCCACTTTCTGGAAGATCATAACCCAAAAAACGATTGGCCATCATTGCGGCCAATGATAAAGTCATTTGATCACCACGTTCAAACGATGGTTTGTATCTTGCTTGGGCTTCCCTCATAGATTCTTTGGAAATCGCGATGGCATATCCGGATCTTGGATCGCCGGATAATCTTTCAATATCGCCGGGGTTGATTCCAGCCATTTGGGCGACTTTGCGTTCATATTGAATAACCGCTTCCAAAACGGTGGATGGGTCACCACCGGGTTGGAATTGTCCAATCATCGGTTGGCCAACGTTATCCGGGTCTTGTGTGAATACCAAAATGGAAGCCGGATCGGTTGATATGGCGGCGCGTTTTGCGGCTGTATCTGTATCTCGAACATTCAAACCAGCCAATTGTAATCCGGCGATATATCGTTGTGGAAATCCGGTGTCACGTGTTAGATGCAACCAATAGGTATAAAGGGCTGCAGCTGTGAGGGAACCATATACGACCTCGGCATTTTCGAAACTGTTGAATAGTTTTCCAGTGATTTCAGCATGATACATTGAGTATGGAATAACCGGTTCACCATCGGAAAATCGGAATGGATAATTTTCCCCTTCCATTTCACTACCCAAATATTCTTTGGTGTAATCCTCACCAAGTGAACCATCATTGTTCATTTCCACGATTTTCATTTTTGGATTGGACATATCATGCAAATCAAAAACATCAGCCGTCCAAATCACTTCTTTGGAATGTGGATGGTGTCGTAATCTCAATTCATACAAAAATCGTAGTTGGTTTGGATCTCCACTTGATGATTCACAATAGATTAAATCCGGTGTAACTGGACGAAACAACAAACCATTGGAATCGGATATATCAACACGCATAAACATTTCACGACATCCGATGGTGAACATTTGGAATGATTGCATCATAGCCCATAAACCGGAATCATATATCAATCCATCATCACCCAAAAATCCTTCCATCGATTCACGATTGGCATCGATTCCAATCATTGGTGGTTCGTTGTACAAAGCCGATAATGATTTGGATGTAGCCTTGAAAACATTGGATGACATATCAGACACACCCCATGCCGCGCGTCGTTCTCTGGACACGTGGCGCGCCAATTCCTGTTCTAGATCGTCTTGCCACTGTCCACGTAACATTCGAACACGTAGAGCGTTATGTTCCCATCGTTCATTGGTTTCCATTGATGGCGCTGGTGGTTTTGGTTGAAAATCTAACATCATAATATATTCCTTTATCCGATTCTAAACGAACCATGTATTGGTGTTTGATATTTTATATCAATAATTGGTACTACGCTATATCTTAACGCATCAAGAGCATGTTTGTGTTCCGAACGTGCATCCATCGAACCACTTTTTTTCAATGTCCATCGACGAAATGAACGTATCAACGTTTCGCATTTTGGATGTACTGTAAAACGCTTTTTCATCATTCTATCATGCAATAGTTGACAACCATAATAAACAGACCACCGCGGTTTGTGTGCGGTGTG